TGATCTCTCAGAACCTAGACACCCAGGATTCCCTCCTCCAAGTTTGCTTGGAATACGGAGGCATTATGCTGGGACTTGCAGTAGCTGCTTTTATAGTTATTTTCCTCCTGCATCGTCTAGCGAGGAAGTGGGGGCGTAGAGCCGCCAGCTCCCTCTGCCATTGGTTGTCTCGGAGGCCCGTCATTGCGCCGGACCTTTCTAGAGACGCCTTTGCGCAAATCCCTGTGGACCCCCTGATCCTTACCCCGGGGCACAGTCATCCCACCGCCGCCGGTTATCGTACTTCCGCCAGCCACACACTTCGTAGAATGGCAACATTCTGCGGCGTCGAGCCATATATGGTTCAGATGTCCGCCGCCGACCAAAGGCACGAAATGCGCGGAACTCGAGATTGGTTTTGGGCAAAGGACACCAACGCATCCTCCCGCCACGACAGGCTTAAGCCTGACGACCTGCTCGGATTAGTTGATGTTGATTACTACTTGGATATGCCGAAATTCCTCCAGGAAAACCGGAACCCCGTCATCATGTACACTATGGTGCCTTCAAAGGCCACAGACCATATACATGACACGACATTCCATTTCGAAGCTGATGGACGCCTTCGAACTAGAATAGCGGGATCTGGCCAGTATCTGCACCATTTATGGGATTACGGCAACGATTCGATTAGTGTAACAAGCAAGTTTTTGGGATTGGTACCGTGGAGGCTCGTAACCTACGCGGTTGAAAGGAAACAAGTCGCGGAACACCGGCAGCTAGTCTTGCTAGCACCCATCAGGGAGTTCTACGGCTTGGCTGCCATTTTGGCCCATTGGCTTTTGGAGCCAAAGGAACTGAAACGGTTTGATCCTATAGTAACCACCAAATCAGGCACGAAGTTTGTACGTTTTGAAGTCGCCACCAACGAAGGCATCAAGACCACTACCGCCCTCCCCGGATGCAAACTTTCGGCCACTGTTTCTGCAGTGGACGATGACTGCATAGCAGCATCGGCGCGCCTGAACTCAACTTCCTTGATGCTTTCATCGACAGCTGCATGGCTAGACAACAATAGAGCAGCAGCTGCCGTCCTTACCGAATACCATCGCGATAGCGTTGGTGCCACAGTGCCTACCGTTTACCCAGTACAAATGGGCGTGAGGGCCTACAACTTCGCCGTGGACGTCCACGACCAGTCTGATAGGCCCAAGATCGAGGCATTTATGTCACCAATAGTGCATGAGGCTTACGCCCCAGTCATCAATAAAGCCGCCGAGGAGCGGTGCGTCAAAGGACGTATTGAGGATTTGAGGAAGAAGGAGCCCAGGCCCAATCGCTTCGTTGACCGATGCATCGACGAGTTTGCTGAACTCGTCGTTAACGGTGCTCGCCTTGAGCCTGTTTCCCATGAGTACGTATATGAGAAACAGACTAAAGCAGCCCAGCGACTATCAATTTTGCGCGCCCAGTTCGTAGGAGGCAGGCGGCGCAGAGTCCTGAAGTGTTTCCTTAAAGCGGAGGCATATCAGGGCCCCAAGGACCCTCGCAACATCTCTACTTATAACGATGCCGACAAATTGGACATGGCTACATATGCATTATCTTTGTCAGAGTATCTTAAGAAGTATGACTGGTATGCGCCTGGTAAGACACCCTTGGAAATTGCCCAAATAGTTGCTGACCGGTGCCAGAAGGCCCGACGTTTAGCAAATTGTTCCGATTACCGACGCATGGACGGCAACGTCACCTACAAACTTCGCGAAGTGGATAGGGCCGTTGTCATGAGAGCGTTCCCCACTTATCGGAATGAGCTGAACGAGTTGCTTAAGCGTAACGTGGACAATGTAGGCATTTTGCCACTTGGTACCACATTCGACCAAGGCTCCAGCCACGGAAGCGGTTGTCCCGCCACTTCCGTGTTCCAAACCCTCAGGAACGTATTTATCATATACTTAGCGTTTCGCCACACCTACTACCCCGGCACAACCCGCACGTACACTCCCCAAGAGGCAGTCGATGCTCTAGGCATCTACCTCGGTGACGACGGGTTAACACCAGACCTGCCCGTGGCAAGTCTGCTCTGGGCCGCAGAGAAAGTGGGTATGGAAGTCGAGTCTCAGATCATCGAGCGCGGCGACCGTGGCGTGAACTTCCTAGCTAGGTATTACTCACCATATGTTTGGACGGGGTCTTTAGACTCTATGTCCGACATACGGAGG